TGATATATACAGACAGATCGGTAGAGAAACTGGTATAACACTACAAGCTAGAAGAGAAAACTTTAGAGCTAGGAAGATAGGACTTAGTCAATCTGATATAGAGATCGAAGGGTTGCGTAATCAATTCATCAACGCTTCCGGTGGTATGCACCCTGATAAGCTTGTTAAGTTGATTGAAGAAACTATCGACAAAGATAATGCAGACTCAATGATTGCTTCTATGTTTAAAATAGCTAAACAAGCACAAGGTAAGCATTTCTTAGATATGCCTACTGAGTATTGGATGAACGCTATTCTTAGTGGTCCTAAAACTCAGATGGTTAATATCATAGGTAACGGACTTACACAGATGATGTCTACACTAGAAGCTATTGCTGGTGGTGTTGTTACTGGTAATATGGGTCTTGTTAAAGCTGTTGTAGCTTCTTGGGCTGACGGTCAGATGATTAGTGAGGCTGCTAAATTTGCTAAGAAAGCTTTTAAACAAAACGACAACTTACTAGATCCACAAGCTCGTGCCTTTAGTGACAGACCTCAAGGTTCTATAACTGGAGAAAGAATAGCTTCTGGTAGGTTTGGTGGTATGGTAACTGAAAGAGGGTTAACTAGTAAGAAAACTTTCGATGCGATGGGTAACTTTATAAGAATACCTAGCAGATTGTTATTAACTTCTGACGAGTTCTTTAAGCAGTTAGCTTATCGCAGAGCAGCTAGATTAAAAGCTACAATGTCTGGTATACAGCAGGGAATTAAAGACCCTAAGCAGTTGGCTGAGTATGTAAACAAAACATTAGATGGCGTTATTACTGAAGGTGGTCGTATGGCATCTGAAGAGGGACTAGCTAGAGAAGCTGCTGATATAGCTGTAGCTAAGAAACTAGAAGGCGTAGAAAAAGATAAGTTTATATTGAAGTATGTAAAAGAAAACTTCGATAAGAATAAATCAGCGTTAGTGCAATACGCACAAGACGAAGCACAGTACTTAACGTTTACTAGAGAACTACAAGACAAGACACTCGGTAAAGTGTTGCAAGAAGCCACTAATAAATTACCTATGTTGCGTCTTGTATTACCTTTTGTTAGAACTCCTACCAATATCCTTAAATATGCTTTTGAGCGTACGCCTGGTATTGTTGTGTTGCGTGAGGAAAGACAGCGATTGTTTGATGATTTAAAAAGCGGAGACCCAGTAAGAAGATCACAAGCTGCGGGTAAAATAATGACTTCTCTTTCTGTAGGGGGCGTGTTTATTGATACTATATTTAATAATAGAGATTATATAACAGGGGGAGGTCCGAGAGATGAAAAGAAAAAAGCAGCTCTTATGGCTACCGGTTGGAGACCATACAGTATTAAGATTGGAGATACCTACTACAGCTATCAAAGATTAGACCCGATTGCTACTTTACTAGGCGTTGGAGCTGACTTGGTAGAAGTAGGTCTTAATGATCCTAAAGCTTTTGATGAATCAGGGGTAGAGCGTACATTCTTGGCTTTTACATTAAGTATAACAAGAAACGCTACCAATAAATCTTACTTAGCTGGTATACAAAACGTAACGGACGCACTTAGTGACCCTGATAGATACATGGCTAAGTTTGGTCAGAACTTCACATCTTCATTTGTGCCTAATATCATTTCTCAAATGGCAGACTACGATACGCAATCTTTAAGAGAAGTTAGAAACATCGGTGATGCGTTTGCTCGTAAGCTAGGCGTAAGAAGCGGTTTAGATAAAAAACGTAATTTACTTGGTGAAGAATATTTAGCTGAGCAATGGATGGGTACTGGTTTCATTAATCCTATAGCTATGTCTCCTGTTAAAGATGATCCTGTATTAGCTGAAATGGTATCGTTAAATCACGCTTTCAGACAACCTCAACCAAATTTAGGAGGTCAAATTGATATGCTTGCACACGAAAACGAAAGCGGTCAAACAGCGTATGATCGGCAGTTAGAGTTATTACAGTCTGTTAAAGTAAAAGGAGAAACTCTGCGTAGTGCATTAACTCGTTTAGTAAAAAGCAACCAATACCAAAGTTTAGAACCATTATCAGAACCAGGACTGCCTAGCCCTCGTGTGCAAAAAATCAATAGCTTACTTACTCGTTATAGAAAAGAAGCTAAGAGACAGATGCTTACTGAATTTCCAGAACTAGCAAAACAGTATTCAAGGTTCACAGTAGCACAAGCCGGAATAAAAGGTGGTATGCAAAGAGAAGATGTGCTTGAACTCCTAACTCAATAGTTAATAATATATTATCATGGCTAACACCTACGTAGACTACACTGGCAACGGCAGCGAGACCGACTTTAACTTTTCATTTCCGTATATTAAGACATCACACGTTGCTGTGGAAGTCAATGAAGGACAAGGAGCAGGAGGGCTAAACAAGTGGGTACGCAAGACGTTGACCACCGATTACACCGTTCAAACTTCTCCGAATACTTTTGTGCGGTTTACCACGGCTCCCGCTTCCAATGTGAAGGTACGAGTGTTACGAGACAGTGAGGCGAACGAAGGAATCGTAGACTTTGCGAATGGCTCTGTACTTACTGAAACAGAACTTGATAACTCCTACCAACACAACCGCTACCTCGCTCAAGAAGCAGAGGAAGGTATAACAGGTGGTGCTTTAACAAAAAACGCTACATCCGGACAGTTTAACGCTGATGCTTTACGCCTTGAGAACTTAGCTGATCCTGACAGTAACGACGATGCAGTTAACAAAGGCTATGCAGACGGTCGTTATGTTGATGTAGCAGGGGATACGATGACGGGGTCACTGACTCTTAACGCTGATCCATCCTCTAACTTACACGCATCCACGAAACAATATGTAGACAACAACGACGCTTTACAAGTTACTAAGAGTGGTGACACGATGAGCGGAGAGTTGAACATGGGCAGTAATAAAGTTACTAACTTAGCTGACCCAACTGTCGATGCTGACGCTGCTAATAAGAACTATGTAGATGATACAATTACTACATCTCTTGCTACAGGGTCTCCTCCTCCAGGTGTACAACTCGCTACTGCTCAGATAGAAGACGATGCTATTACCTACGCTAAGCTTCAGAATGTAGCAGCTAACAATGTATTACTTGGTAACGACAACAGTGCGGGTGTTGATGTTCAAGAACTTACAGCAGCTGAAGCACGGGCTTTATTAAATGTAGCAGACGGTGCAGAAGTAAACGTACAATCAAATTGGAACGAAGTAGATACTAATAGCGATGCATTTATCCAGAACAAACCTACTATACCAACTAATAATAATCAGCTCACTAATGGTGCTAATTATATTACAGATGCGGATGTAGCGTCTAACTCAGCTGTAGCTGCTAACACTACAAAGGTATCAAATGCTACACACACCGGAGACGCTACAGGTGCTACTGCTCTTACACTTGCTACTGTTAATAGTAATGTAGGTTCGTTCACTAACGCTAATATTACAGTTAATGCTAAAGGATTAGTAACAGCTGCTAGTACGGGTAGTGGTGGTGGTGACGAGTATGTATCGTCTCAAGGCACACCTACAAGTACATCCTTAGTCGCAAATACAGACACCACAGTAGGTTCAGTTACTTTGACTCTACCAGCAGGTAAGACTTGGAAGTGGGTGAAAGTAGTATTCTCAACTTCTACTCAAGGGACTCAATCAGGTTTTAAAGAAGGTAAGGTAAAAGAAGGAGCTACAACTTTAAGCTGGGTAAAAAACCATAACCACGCCAACAATTTAAATTCTGCTAACGATGATGCACACCACCCATCTTTTATATTTGAAGGTGTACCGAATACGACTGGAAGTAATGTAACATTTAATGTCACACTCCAAGGCGTATCGGGTTCCGCTCAGGATGTTACAGGTAATAGGTCACTCTACGCAGTAGGAATTGCTTCATAACGATGATTGAATCCCTATCTAGTTTTCTTAACACCGCTCTTGTCATTGCACTTAGTGTTATCGGGTGGATTATTAAACGCATCATTGAACGATTAGACATTGGTGATAAACGACTTACAAAGATAGAAGTGGAGTTAGCTGCACAGAGAGAAAGAGATGCTGCTGTTGAAAGTAGAATAGGAAAGGTTGAGACTGCTATCAATGAGATGCACAGTAAGCTCGACCGCATGATGGAAATATTAATGAGGAAATAGATATGCCAAAAGGATTATACGCAAACATAAACAGAAGAAAGAAACTCGGTATTAGCCGTAGTAAAAAGAAGTCAACTATATCGCCAAAGGCTTACGCTAATATGAAGCGTGGGTTCCCGAAGAAGAAGAAGTGAGTGTATCGTTGTCGATAGGCAGAGGCGAGAAGTCTCGTAAAGGAGGGCTGACTGCTAAGGGTAGACGGAAGTACAATCGTGCTACTGGTTCTAAACTTAAAGCCCCTCAACCTGG